GGGCGAAGGCGATGCGATCTCGCTGGCCGAAGCCCGCACACGCACCTTTGCTCGGCGCAAGATCTTCATCGTTTCGACGCCGACGATCTCAGGGGCGTCTGCTATCGAGCGCGAGTACGAGGCCAGTGACCAACGCCGCTACTTTGTGCCGTGTCCGCATTGCTCGCACCGGCAGTGGCTGCGCTTTGAGCAACTACGCTGGGATAAGGGCCAGCCTGAAACCGCCGCCTACATCTGCGAGTCGTGTGACACCGCGATTGCCGAGCATCACAAGACGTGGATGCTGGAGCACGGCGAGTGGCGCGCGATGATCACCGATGGCGCGGGCAAGACGGCAGGCTTCCACCTGTCGTCGTTGTACAGCCCGGTGGGCTGGCGCAGTTGGCGGGAGATTGCCGCTGCCTGGGAAGCCGCCGTCAGCAAGGAATCGGGATCAGCAGCCGCCATCAAGACCTTCAAGAACACCGAGCTGGGTGAAACCTGGGTCGAGGAAGGCGAAGCGCCTGATTGGCAACGACTGGTCGAGCGCCGAGAGGACTACCGTGTCGGTAGCGTGCCGCAAGGCGGTCTGCTGCTGGTGGGCGCGGCCGATGTACAGAAGGATCGCATCGAGGCATCGGTTTGGGCATTCGGGCGCGGGAAGGAGTCGTGGCTCATCGAGCATCGCGTGCTGATGGGTCCAGTACATGAAACCGGCGCCCGCGACACGGTGTGGAAACGCCTTGCTGAAATGCTGGCCGAGACCTGGACACACGCCTCCGGCGCGGCGATGCCGCTGGCGCGCTTTGCCTTGGATACCGGCTTTGCGACGCAGGAGGCCTATGCCTTTGTGCGGGCCTGCCGCGATCCGCGTGTGATGGCAGTCAAAGGTGTGCCTCGCGGCGCAGCCTTGATCGGCACGCCGACCGCCATCGATGTCTCGCAGGGCGGCAAGAAGCTGCGCCGTGGCATCAAGGTGTACACGGTGGCGGTCAGCATCGCCAAGCTGGAGTTCTACAACAACCTGCGCAAGAGCGCTGATGTGGGCGAGGACGGTTTGACCACAGTGTTTCCAGCCGGATTTGTCCATCTGCCCAAGATCGACGCCGAGTTCATCCAGCAACTCTGCGCGGAGCAACTGATCACCCGCCGCGACCGCAACGGCTTCCCGGTGCGTGAGTGGCAAAAGATGCGCGAGCGCAATGAAGCGCTCGACTGCTACGTCTACGCCCGCGCGGCTGCATCGGCGGCGGGTCTGGATCGCTTCGAGGAACGTCACTGGCGGGAACTGGAGCGACAACTGGGGCTGGCCAGTCCGCTAGCCCTTGAAACACATACTGAATCGATCAACGAGGCCACCCAACGCGGTGGCCTCGCTGTTTCTGGCAACCGCAACACCGGTCGGCGCGTGATCAAAAGCCGCTGGCTGTCCTGACACCCCAAGGAGAAAACATGAGTCTTGCTACCCGTATCGAAAGCCTGGTCATCCGCGTCGCGCAGGAGTTCAACGACGTCCGCGCCAAGGCAGGCAACCTGGCCAACCTCACCACCACCGACAAGTCGAATCTGGTCGCGGCCATCAACGAACTGAAGGCCGCCGTGGTGTCCTCGGCGGTGATCGACGATGCGCACATCGCGGCCACGACCACGTACTCGTCCAACAAGATCGTCTCGCTGCTTGATGCGCTCAAGACCGAGATCTTGGGCGGTGCCGATGCTGCCTACGACACGCTGGTGGAAATCCAGCAACTGCTGCAGAACGGCACCAGTGGTCTGGATGCGCTGCTCACCGCCGTCAACAACCGCGTGCGCTTCGACGCCGCTCAGTCGCTGACCGTCGCCGAACAACTTCAGGCACGCAGCAACATTGGCGCTGTCGCCGCCACCGATGTCGGCAACACCGACACCGACTTCGTCGCGGTCTTTGTGGGTGCGCTGGTCTGATGAGCCTCGCATCGCGCATCAGTGCGCTGGCCAGTCGTGTCGGGCTCGAGGTCAAGACAAAGATCGACGCAACCCACCCCGGTCTGGCCCGGGCGTGGGTCTGCTTCGGCTACGTCGGCAGCCAGATCATCGTGCGCTCGTCGCACAACGTGGCCAGCGTGACCCGGACGGCGGTAGGACGCTACCGCGTGACCTTTGCCGCTGCCATGCCCGATGCCAACTACTGCTGGACGGCACTAGCCCGCAGCAGCACCAACAGCGGCACGCAGCGCATTGCGATTGTGCGATCCACCACCGACCAGAAGACCGCCCAGTTCGTCGACATCAGTTGCGCCACCACGTCCGCATCGTTCGACGACTCCTCTGAAATCAACCTTACGGTGTTCCGCTGATGGCCTACACACAAGCACACCTCGACGCGTTGGAAGCGGCGCTGGTCAAGGGCGAAAAGCGCGTGACCTTCGGCGACAAGACCGTCGAGTACCGCAGCGTCGATGAACTCCAGGCCGCCATTGCGGCGGTCAAGCGCGACCTCTTCGAGCAGGCCGTGGACACCGGACTGTGGCCCGGTGCGCCACGCCAGATCCGAGTCACCACCGGCAAAGGGTTCTGAACATGCAATGGTTTGACCGAATGCGTAGACGCGTTGGCATGAGCCTGCTTGGCGGCACGCCGTTCTATGACGGCATCGGTGGTGGCCGTCGCGCCTTGGCGTGGCAGGTCGGCAATCCCGGTGCGGTTGCAGCGCTGGCGTTCACCCAGAACAAATTGCGCGCCAAGAGCCGCGATCTGGTACGCCGCAATGCCTGGGCAGCGGCAGGCGTCGAGGCCTTCGTTTCCAATGCCATCGGCACCGGCATCAAACCCCAGAGCATGTTGACCGATCAGGCTCAACGTGAAGCGATCCACAGCCTGTGGTGGGATTGGTGTGAGGAGGCCGATGCTGCTGGACTGACCGATTTCTACGGCCTGCAGGCTCTGGCTTGCCGCGCCATGCTCGAAGGCGGGGAATGCCTGGTCCGGCTGCGCTACCGCCGCCCAGAGGATGGCCTGCCGGTGGGCCTGCAACTGCAGTTGCTCGAACCCGAACACCTGCCAGCCACGCTGAATCAGGAATTGGCTTCCGGAAATGTGATCCGTGCGGGCATCGAATTCGACAAGCTCGGAAGGCGGGTGGCTTACCACCTGTATCGCTCGCACCCGGGCGATGGCTCTCTGGCTCCGATGTCGGGCACCGGTGGCGTGGTGGGCGGCCTCGACACTGTGCGTGCCCCGGCGAGCGAAATCATCCATCTGTTTCGTCCCTTGCGGCCCGGACAGATCCGGGGCGAACCGTGGCTGGCGCGCGCGCTGGTCAAGCTCAACGAACTCGACCAGTACGACGACGCCGAGCTCGTGCGCAAGAAAACCGCTGCGATGTTCGCGGGCTTCATCACGCGCATGTCACCTGAGGACAACCTGATGGGTGAAGGACTGCCGGATGCCAATGGCGCGGCGATGGCCGGGCTGGAGCCGGGCACGATGCAAATCCTGGAGCCTGGCGAGGACGTGAAGTTCAGTCAGCCTGCCGATGTCGGCGCGAGCTACGCCGAATTCCTGCGCATGCAGTTTCGGGCGGTGGCAGCGGCGATGGGCATCACCTACGAGATGCTGACCGGCGACCTGACGCAAGTGAACTACTCGTCGATCCGGGCCGGACTGCTGGAGTTTCGCCGCCGCTGTGAAGCCATCCAGCACGGCGTGATCGTCCACCAGCTGTGCCGCCCGATCTGGCGTGCCTGGATGGAGCAGGCACTGCTTGAAGGCGCGCTGGCGCTGCCACAGTTCACTGAAAAGAAACGCGACTACTTCGCTGCCAAATGGATTCCACAAGGCTGGCAGTGGGTCGATCCCAAGAAGGAGTTCGACGCGATGCTGACCGCCATTCGCGCCGGGTTGCTGTCTCGCTCGGAAGCCATCTCGGCCTTTGGCTACGACGCCGAGGACATCGACCGCGAGATCGCCGCCGACAACCAGCGTGCCGATGAGCTTGGTCTGGTCTTCGACTCCGACCCGCGCCATGACAAGGCTCCCCAACCCTCGACATTGGGCGCTCCCATGAATGCGGCCGCCACGGTGGCCGTGCCGCAAGACCCACAGGACAACTGACATGCAACTCATTCATCTGGCGTCCCGCCTCTACGGGACGCCGCTCCTCATTGCGC